CTCGTCTTCTACCTAGCAGTGGTGAAATCTCAACCATTCTGTTGTGCCTTTAAGTTTTCTTCTTCAATATACTGTTGGAGGAAAGCAAGGTAAACTTCTTTCTCCCACGGTATCATATTTTCTAACTCTGTTAAGCTATATTTATGATGTTGCATCAAGGCAAAGTTAATTTTAAAGTATGACTCAAGGTCAGTATGAGCCATACTTACGCGAAAAAAGATGCTAACCCTTCCAATACGATATCATTTTCTTTCCCAGTGTTAGGATTGGTAATCGTAACTGTATGAGAAAGTTTTGGCATTGTTGAGAAGAAGTTTTCAATCTCCTTAAATTGCTTTGAACTTAAAGATTCAATAAAATCTTTCAATTCTTTTTTAGTGCAATCCTTAACAGACCAAGATTCTTCTTCATTATAAATCTGTTCAATACAGGACATAATAATTTCAAATGTATCATCAACACCAATATCAGTCACCGTAAAATTATTCTTGATGAATTCATTCATAGATGGATATCTCATCTTAAGAGTCAAATCATCATCAAGTTTGATGTTTGGCGTATGTGACTTATCATATTGAACTTCAATTGAATCTAGATCAATGATAGCAGGAACCTTTGTGGTTCCATCATCGGGACAGGTAATTAAAACTTCTACCTCTTCACCTACAGACTTACCACGAATGTTTAAGAACAGATATTCAATATCAAAGGTTGATAGTTCATCAACTTTGACACCCCTTGTAATGATACAAGATGAGATGACTTCCTTAACAGCATTAGCGATATGTTGAGTGTCTTCACTCTCCATAGCGATAATTAAAACTTTTTCTTCCTTAACTAAAAAAGGTCTGTACTTAATCTTCTTTTTAGTAGAAGGAATCACCAACTCATAAGTTGGTGTAGAAATCTTTGGTAAAGGCATTACGATTCACGCACGTCAGTAAAATTATTTAGAGAGGTTATTAGAGCTTTCTTCCTTGACTAATATTAAATGCTTGAGTGTAATCCAATGTAAATGGATTATCCCTTGAATTAAATCCAAAGTTTGCATCATTTCCATTCAATAAATTAGAAGTAAGTGGACTAATTCCAAAGTCATTGGTGGGTGCATTGAATCCAGAATTAAGACCATAAATTTGTTCAGTCTGCTGTTGTGAAACTGTATCTGAAGCTTTTGGTTGAGCCCTATTGCCATGCCTTTTCAAAAATGCATCCAATGAGCTAGACTGACCAGAATAATACCTATCATAATGGAAAGATGCTGTTGCTTTCAGAATTTGTGAACCTTCATATGATACTGGTGTAGCGTTCAATGATATTGGGAATAGTCCAAAGAATCTATATTCAATATATCTCTTATAGTCTCTTTCAAACTTGACAATTCTAGTAAAGTCACACTTATATTCATTGGGATATCTCATCCTGAAATGAAATCCATCAGCAAGTGGATCAGCACCGATAGGTTCTACTGTATTTTCATCAATTTGTGTTCCACCAGTCTCTGATCCAGAGCTCATGAACTCCATCCAATGCTCTAAGAACTTCAACGATTTATATCCAGTATCAACATAGAAATCCATGTCAATCTGAACAAAGGTTCTAGTGTGTGCAAACTTTTCTGCAACACCTTGATATTTTCCTACAATGTCTGCTGTTGCAAATCCACTTCCTGGAAGTGATGCTCTGCAACATAAAAGTCCTATTGTATCAGTAATATACCTTTGATCCATCCCCCTCTGTTTGAGATGTCTCAATAATTTTGTATTGAGACCACCAAATTCTACAAGAAAATGAGATGATGTTGCAACCTGACTTAAAGTTGGTTTTATCTGAGATATTTTTTTCGGAAGGGGTCTAGGCACTCTAAATATCTTATAGGTGATTGTTTAGTTATTTAGATGTCATATAAGGGAAAATACAAACCATCTTATCCTAAAAAATACAAGGGAGATCCTACCAATATCATATACCGTTCTCTCTGGGAACGCAAGTTTATGGTTTACTGTGATAATAATGTAAACGTTCTAGAATGGCACTCAGAGGAACTTGCAATACCATATCGTTCTCCTATTGACAATCGAGTTCATAGATATTTTCCAGACTTTTTTATCAAGTATAAAGATGTCAACGGTAGACTTAGATCATCTTTGATTGAAATCAAACCGATTAGACAATGTTCACCTCCACCCAAACCCAAGAGACAAACAAAAAAATACCTGAACGAAGCATATGAGTATGCTAAGAATCAGGCAAAGTGGAAAGCAGCAAAAGATTATTGTGCTGACAGAATGTGGGAATTTAAGGTAATGACTGAGAAAGAACTCGGTATCAAGTAATGGCAAAGAGACCAACACAAACAGACAGTAATGTAAATAGGATCCGTGAACTTGTCGATAATATGACAGGTTTAAAAGATCCTGATGATAGAATGATTGAAGTTATGGATGTGTTGACTGCATCTCCTGCAAGATCTGTTGAATCAGGAAAATTATATCTCTTTGTTTATAATGCTAAAACACCCAATATTACATACGATCAGAATCCTTTCATAGCAGTTACAGATGTGTTCCAGTGGGGATTCCGTGGATTCAGTGCTCACTGGAGAGAACCAAGACAATATACTTGGAATGAAGTAGGAACTGATGTGTATGAGATCTTCCGTTCTGAAGTAAATGATGTATTAAGACTGTCACTTATGAATAAGCGTCTAAATACTTAAAAATCTCTGTGTAGATGTCTGAACCTCAAGCTAAAAGAGCACTTAGATACCCCATGAAAAGTATGGGGTCGGGGAAGCGCGACAATAAGCAAGATATGCTGTATATAAAGATCTTCACTCCTAAGAGGTCTGAGGATATTTATTCGTTAGATAACATGTTTGAAACTAAAATAACCAAATATGTTCATAATGGTGGAGACAATGACGGTAAACCTTATATTGATGATAAAACTGGTAAACAATTAGAAGCAGAAACTGTAAGTGGTTTTAAACCAATAAGAACAAGAGATGATATTTTTAATGAAGTTGGAGCACAAACAGCAGAGATAGAATCAAATGCTCGATACATCTACTTACCAGTACCTCAACAAATAACGGATAATATATCTGTTGATTATGCACAGGATACTATGAATCCACTGCAAGCTGCAGGTCTTGCTGCAGCTTCTGGTCTTATTGGAGAACCTAAAGAAACTGTAACGACTGCATTGGAGGTTATGCAGGCTGCTGCGGGAACAGCAATTGGACCTGACACTAAGAAAATGCTTACAACCATCTTAGGTGGTAAAGCAATCAATCAACTTGGTGCAAATGTTAACGCACAATCATTGATTACCAGAGCAAGTGGTCAGGTTCTACAGTCAAATATGGAACTTCTGTTTAATGGTCCCACATTAAGATCATTCCAATTTGTCTTTGACTTTGCTCCACATGATCCTGAGGAAGCAGATGAAGTAATGAGTATTATTAGAGTGATGAAAGAAGCAATTGTGCCGAAGAAAGGTTCTAATGCTGGATTGTTCATCAATTCTCCAGATTTATTCCAACTTCAATATATTACTGCTAATGGTAAACCACATCCATTCTTAAATAGATTTAAGGTTGGTGCTGTTAGTGATATCAGCGTAAACTATACAGCATCTGGAACTTATGCAACTTATGGTGGAAGTTTGAGAGCACCAGTTCACATGCAAATGTCATTTACATTTAAAGAACTCAACCCAATCTATCAAGAAGATTATGATCAGGTGAATATTGATGGCAACCCAATCGGAGGTGTAGGATTCTAATGGGATACTTTCAAGAACTACCCGATCTTCTATATCAGTCAAATTTATTAACTAAAACTTCATCCCAAGAATATCTTAGGGTAAAGAATTTATTTCGTAAGGTAAAACTTACAGATCAAGTAAAGGATTCTACAACTTTCTTTCAGAAGTATGTAATAGAACAGGGCGATAGACCTGATGTTGTTGCTGACAAAATTTATGGTGATCCTAGAAAAGATTGGGTTGTAGTACTAACTGCAGGGATCACAAATATTAGAGATGAATGGCCACTTGATAATAACCTATTATACAAATTTGTTGAAAACAAGTATGGATTATCCAAAATTAATGATATCCATCACTATGAAACTGTTGAAGTTAGAGATAACAGAGGCAGACTGATACTTCCTGCTGGTCAGAGAGTTGATTCAAATTTTACGATTCCAACTCCATATGATGCCTCAGATACTAACTTCTATATCACAACTAGACCTGATTCAAGTAATATTTCACATAAAGGTGTCAATCAACCCATCAGTCCCATAACTGGAATATCTAATTTTTCTTATGAAACTCAATTGAATGAATCAAAAAGAGAAATTGATTTAATGAGACCAAGATATATGCAACAGTTTATGAATGATATCAGAGATATCATGAACTATAAAGAAGGTCCTCTAGTTATAAACAATAAACTAATTTCAACTGAGAACACTAGACTCATCGGTCCATAAGAGTTCTAGACTCTTATCAAAGA